CTCTGTCAGCTGCTTGGGGTGAAGGATAGCTGCGAATGGTCCAGGAACGCCACGGTTAGAATCGGCCTTCTCAAGGGTGAAGATACCGTCCAACATTGCGTCAACAGTGAAGACCGCACCTGAAACACCAGCTGAAGCGCTGAAGTCGTCAATGGTGTCACCTGTCAGGCTTGCGAAATAGCCTTCATATGAACCCGCCATGGATTGGGCGATACGGAAGACATCGATACCATTTGGTGTTTGGAACTCAGTCAAGCCAGCCAAGTCGGTTAGCTCATACTGGAGAGCTGCACGAATAACGCTGACATCGACATGTCCATCGGTTAAAGCGGTGTTGGTGACTGCGGTGTCTTCTGTCGCCATGGCTGAGAAGATGTCGCGACCGTCAAGTCCAGCTTTACGAACTCGAATGGTGTCTGAACCCATACCGTTGATTGAACCAACGAATGAAACATAAGGGGTATTGCGAAGGTTATTAACATCACGAAGAAGAAGTCGAATTTCCTGTGAAATCATTTGGGCGAGACGAAGGTCGCCAATGAGAGAAGTATTGGTAATACCGTTAGTGATGGCCATGATAGGCTCCTATTAATGAATGGTGGTTTGAGGTTTCAAGGGCTATCTGCTGTTTCCGGTGCGACCGTACCCCATTCGATGTTAGGGACCGAAGCCCCATAAGTGTTTATATCATGAACTTAATAGTTTTCGCCACTTTAAGTTAAAATCCCATCCTGTGACACTGTTATCACTGGAAAGAGCAACCTGAAAAGCCACCCCTAATTTGATTGTGTCGGTCGTTGAATGGGTTTTGGTGAAGATACCGTCGGACGCCTGACTAATCTCGGCTAAGACTTGGTTATTCTCGAAGCCAACATCATCTCTATAAATAGCCCCATTCCAATCGCATTGGGTCAAGGCTAAAGACTTTTGGGTGTCGTAGGATTGACCAAAGGTTAAAGTCATGGTCAAGTTTTGGAAGCGATACCCAAAACCATATAGCGAACCCTGTGGGGCTGTTGTCGTGCCTTGGGTTCTCATGATTCTAGTCTGGTTATAGTATCCATCATTATTGGTAGCACTGAGATTTGGTCGCAGCTGAAGACCATGCCCATAATACACCATATTTCCAGCTGTGAAAGGTGGACTTGAAAATCCGCACCATAACATAGCTGTTTGAGGTCTAGCGACATCGGTGTAATAGATTGACGAACTATCAACCCCAGCCGGTTCGAACATGAGCTGAAGAACACCGCTTGAACCGTCTCCAGCTATCAGGGTGTCAAGGCTGATTCCTGTATCGAATGTTAGAATCCCACATTCGGCCATTCTCGTCGTATTCGAAGCGCCTCCAACATCGGCTCCAATGTTGATTCGATGGGTGTAACCCTCAACCGCTGAAGCGGCTAGGTTAAAGGTCGTGTAGGATTGCGCGTTAGTGGTTAGGTCCCCACTTGATATTTCAGTCCACGCACCAGCTGAAGGGGCGGCCCCTCCTCCTGTTGGATATCTAAATCTAGCCATCTTAAATTCGCTCCAACACGATATTAATATCAGCTGTTCCAGTTTGGGCGGCTACGGCTATCGAAGTGACCTTGTCGCCACCGGAATGTCCCAAGTCCAGCTCCAAAAGATTTCCCGCTGGAATTGCTAGCTTGTCGGCTGGCATAGCTGCACCATCGGACACGCCCGAAGTCGCAATGTCGATTAGAACATCCGAACCAGCTGATACTCTTATCTTTCCAGGGGGAAGGATAACTTCTTGTTGAGTCGTTCCAACGGTTGAGATTAGTTTGATTACGGGAAAAGCGCTTGAAGCGCTAAGGTCAACAGCTGCCATGGTGGTCTCCTATTGTCGGTTATAAAATGCTTTTTTTATTGCTTCTCTGTTTTCACGGTAGAAGTCCAAGTCCCGAAGACCTCGTTCGACAAGGTTTTCGGTCTTTGGGGGTGCGGTTATAGCCCCATTATTCATTCGTGGGGGTTGGGGTAAGGCTTGAGGCGCTTCGGCTGCTTGTGGGGCGGCTTCGGCTGCTTGTGGGGCTTCTTTGGTCGCTATAGCCTGAAGATGAGGTCGAAGGGCGATTGGTGCGGTCGATGGGTCTTGAACCAACCCGTCCAACCAATCCCCAAGACTCTGTTGGTCCTTCTTGTTACGCTTCGACATGGTCTTCTCATATTGCCATTCAATGAGTTCCATTTGGTCTGGGTCCGTCATTCCGAATTTGGACACGGTTTGGTAACGGTCGAACCGTCCGTTCGCTTGCTCAAGCTGTTGTTTGTATTGGTCGATTTGGGACTGAAGGTTGTCAATTGCTCCAAGCCGTCCATTCATTCCATCGATTGTGTCTTGCAGCTGGGCGGCTTGCTGCTCGGCTTCGGCTGCTCGGGCTGACATCTTTTGTAAACGGGTTTGAATAGCATTTTCCATATCGGTCTTAAGGACATAGGTTTGTCCCTCATGTTCAATTGTTTTCATGGGTGGGTCTCCATTTGTTTATAGATACTCGGCCCGCTCCCGTCGAATCTTTTGGAGAAGTTCGACAGCTGCGGTTTGGTCCAAGTCGGGGTTAAGGGTTTGTATTGCGTCAATTGGTGAGATGAGACCAGCTTGTAGCTTGGCCAAGATGTCTTCTCGTTGGGCCTTCAGCTCCTCGGGTCCAAGTGCCAACGACTGATAGCTGACACGATAACCACTTTCTGGAAGGTTCGTTCCTAAATATCGATTGCACAAAGCCGCTGATTTGGCCAACAGGTCTTCATCACCCATTCGAAAGACTGGGGCGTATTTGCGTTGGGCTTCCCGTTGTCCGGCTCTGTCGATAGACAAGGCGTAGCCGCTTCTTGGGTCGGCGTTCTGTCGGGTTAGGGACTCGGGAGCGATACCACTAGACACGGCCACCCGCAGCTCGTACTTGGCGACACTTTCCAACAGCTCGTCCGGCTTTATTGGTGGGCTGAATGTCCCGACAAGCGGTTGGCCTGTTGTGTCGGGGTCACTCTGAAGAATGAGAATAGACGATGGGTCCGTCGAAATAGCTGCACGACGACTAACAAGGTCTTGGTCCATGGCGTTGAGTCCAGCGACCGAAGCCCCTAACATGTACTTTTGAGCCCAAGCATTGTCACGAACACAATGTAAGAACATCGTGTATAGGACGGCACTATTCAACGAACCATAGACAAGGGTGTTCCCGTCTAGGAAGTTCCATAGTTCACCTGTCTTCTCGGCATGATAGACCGTCAATGGGAGGAATGGTTGGCCCAATGAGTTTCGGAATGGGAAGTCTGCGCCCCTATGGGTTGGATGTCCCATATATAGCTCGCTGACATCCTCGCCCAAAGACCCGTCTTTGTTTGCTAGGAACATCCCGAACATGGGTTCGTTCATGTCTCGAATATCGATAACATCACAAACCCATTCTTGTTCCATGGTGATTGGATTCAATCGAATTCGGTATTCTCGATAATAGACTGGGATGTCTGGTTGGTCGGGGTCGACTTCGCAATAGACATTATCAGGGGTCACGCACCGATAAACCAGTCCAGGGGTGTCAGGTTGAACCCCTCTAGTGTGGGGAATAACCTCCACCCGAACAACAGTTTCCCGAAGACCAAGGACCATTTGTTGGACACGCTGCATTAACGGCCATAGACCCGCCCTTGTTGCGTATCCCTCACGACCAACCAAGGCCGATATGTCAGCCGTTCCAGCTGTGACCGTTGGGCTATCTGTGTAGAGAACAGACAATTGGCGGGTCACTTGCTCGAAGGGGTTAGAGCTCAGGTCCGAAGGGCCCCAAGATTCTCGCCTGTCTGGGCTTAGGTGTCGTGCCAATTCGTCTTCTAGGTCTTGGTCCCAAGCTCCTGTTAACATGCGTTTTCGCAGACTTGTGAATTCCCAACGCTTTTGGTCTAGGTTGTTCGGTGCGACTGGTTTGGTGGGGTAGGTATAAGTAAGCATTAATACATCCTGATTCTAGCGGGAGGGGTGAACCGTTGGTGGACGACTGGGAGAATACAATAACGAAGGGCGTCGACTGCGTGACCATGGGGGTCCGTCGACTTTTGCGAAGATGTTCGCTTGAATGTATAGCGTTGTAAGGACTGAATCAATTGAGAACATTCAGGTCTCACATAAAAGTGTTGTTTGGCCATAATGCTATATAGCACACTAGAACCATAATACACCGAACTTTTGAATTTTAAGGCCGTGCGAATGGTGAATGGAAGACCCCTTGGTGGAAGGTTCAAGACCCGTTCGAACGCTCGCATTAACATCCCGTTCGACATCTTGAATCCAGTTTGGCCACGACCCGCAAAATGGGCTCCGTCTCCAGTCCATGAACACATCGAAGGGTCGACATGGTGGCGCTTCAACATTTCCAATATTCCACGGACATGATGTTCTGCGCTCGAAGCCCCTCCAGTGTATTCACCCAAAACATAAACCTTCGGTTCTTGATAGTCGGACATGTCGATAGCCGCTAGGACTGCGACTTGGCTGTTTGGCTGGCTGCCGTGGTCGATACCGACTGCGAATTTGTAGTCCCCTCCACTTGGAACGGGAGCTCCGCTTATCATAGACGGGTCGAAGCTGTCGAATATAAGCTGCTTCGGGTCGATTCCAACATCCCACGACCCGTTCAAGCGTGCTTCCCTGTCGATTGGAAGATAGGTGGACGCTATATTGTCGATTTGTGCCTGACTCAACATAGGTTCACAGTCTAAGGGCGTTGTGTCGGGAACGGTTAGGGGGGCTCGGTGACATGAGATTCTCCCGTCTTCAACCATTCGTCTTAAATAACCAACATCTTCCCCAACGGGTGTCATGGTTATGGCGATTGTGCCGGTCTTGCCTCCAGCTCCACCCCGAAGAACACGCGCGGCAAGTTCACCCCAAACAGCTTCGGGGATTGGCTCGTCTATTGCCACGAACCCAATAGAAGCGGAAGCCAACCCAAGACCCTGTTGGGCTGTCTTGATTCGAATAATCGAACCATTCTTGAATCGAACGATTGGGACTTGACCCCTAAATCCCTTTCCAGGAATGAACACACAATCGTCCATCAACATCCCCTCGGGTATCATCTCGTACAGCTTTTCCTGAATGGTTCGGCTCTGGTCGTGGCTATGGGTGATAAGCCACGATTCGTTTGGGGCTGGGTCGGTCTTTAAGTATGGGTGACAGTCAAGCGCACGATATAAAAGCTCCATAACCGAACACCTTGTCTTCCCCACTTGGTTGCCACCCAATAGGAGCTTGATTGGGCTGGGGTCTTTGAGGAAGGCCAATTGGGGGGGCGTTGGTCTGAAGTAGGACAACGGATTGATAGCCGCCCTACGCTTCAGCTGAAGAACTTGACGGGTTAGGTCAATCATAGCCGTCTATCGAATAGCTCGACACATTCTTTGTAAGCGTCCCCAAGTTTGGAACACTCTTTGAGAATGACAAGTTTGTTTTGAATGTTGCTTATCTGTTCACATTCTCCCCCACTTGTCTTCGAATCGATTCCCCTGGTTGTCATCCGACAAAACATTTCACGACAAAGTAGGTCCCCATTCGTGGCGATATATTCCGAACTGCATGGGACTTTCAACAAGTCGGGCTCCGTTAGGTTCTCGCTTGGCTTGTGAAGGGCTATGGTTGACTGGACGATGTCTTCGACATTTATTGTTTCGGGCTCGGGCTTGTTTCGTTCGACGACAACCCAAGCGGAAGTCGTGAGCGCTACCCCACCCAATAAGCCTAACACTATCAACATTTTATTTTCCTTTGAATGAGACGACATTGGAAGTATCCATGGATAAACGGTTTTGTAGTCGTTGACGAAGAACTGGGGGCATTGACAGAACGGCCGCTTCGATTTGTCCGATAAGCTGCTCGTCCGTCATGCGTTCCAATCCGTCTTCGGTGTCTTCGCCTTCTATGCTCCGAAGTTCTGAAACCATCGAAACAAGCTGTCGTTGTAGGGCTGCGTAAGCTTGCCACGACTGCGCAGCTGCAGCTGAAGCGATAGCTTTCTGTAGGTCTTCGATTTGGTTCTTCAATAGTTCGACTGGGTCCGAAGTCTTCTTGGCTGGTTCTTCTTCTGGAATTTCCATTGGTGCGTTGAGTCGATAGAGATAACGCCGTTCAAGCAACCAAGCCGCCGCCCTCCAGTCTTTCCGACTTCCTTCTTCAATTCGTTTAAGCATAAACTGAGAACGGTCGTGATTGGCCGCTTGAACTTGTTGAAAGAACTCGGCTAACATTGGGGTTTCTTGGTCTCGGCCCATTCTCAAATATTTGTAGAAGGTGGAGGGAGCTACCCCAGCCGCTTCAGCTGCGAGCTTATAAGTCGCTCCAACCTTAAGCGCGTCAATCGCTGGTTGTAGTTGTTTTAGGGTTACTTTGTGTCTTGGCATTGTCGTGGGTCTCCGTTGCTAAGTAAAGGGGCTATATTGGGAAGGG